TCCAAAAGGGTATTTTGTGGTGCTGGAGTTCCAGGGGCGGTCAGGGAAGTTTAGAGAGGCCTTTTGGCCGGAGGAGATTATAAAAGATAAGTTATTTTTATGAAGGTGGAGGGGTCAGAATGGCGAGAAAGAGGTTTGTAACATCTGAAATTAGCACAGATAGAAAAATTGCTAAGTTGGCAGAGAGAAATCCAATAGCGGCTGCTTTATGGCCGTGGTTTATAACTGCTTTTGATGACTGGGGAAGAATGAGCGCAGATCCAGTCGAAGTAAAGCTTACTATTTTCCCTGCATTTCAGTACACATCGGAAGATATTGAGGAATTTATCAAATTATATCATGAATTTGAAATAGCATATCATTATGAAGTAGATGGCAAACCATATCTTGCAGTTAATCCAAACACATGGTTGAAATATCAGACATACATACGAAAAGACAAGCTAGAGAAGCAAAATTCAAAGATTCCCGAGCCAAAAGACGCTCCATGGGTAGCTAAAAATGATACTAATAATGATTTAGCTACAAAAAATGTAGCTAATCAGCAATCAGCTACAATAAATGTACTATCTCCTTCACCTTCACCTTCTCCTTCACCTTCGGATAATATATCTACGTCCGAGCACAGCCCGGACACGACGCAAAACCAACCTAATGAAAAAACAAAAGAGCCAGAAAAACCTAAAAAAACAAGGCAAATACCGCTTTTTGATGAAGCTACAGAGCAGTATAAGCTTGCACTATTTATGCGAGACTGTGTGCTTAAAAACTTGCCTAATGCCAAGGTACCGGAACCAGCACCGGACAAGTTACGGCGGTGGGCTTATGATATTGACCTGATGATGCGGATAGATTGCCGTAGCCCTGATGAGATACGACAGCTCATGGATTGGGCACATCGTGATCCGTTTTGGAAAGCCAATATATTATCTCCGGGAAAGCTTCGCGAGAAGTGGGACACTCTTGTTGCACACAAGCAGCGAGCTGAAGAACGGAACAGGGGAGCACCAGCCCATAAATCAAGTAATCCATTTAAAGACAGGTTGAGGAGGGTCCAAAATGACGAGGGATGAAGCAACTGCAATACTAGCCATTCTAAAAACTGCGTACCCTGCATTCTACAAGGATATGAGCGATGAAGAAATAGATGATGTAATTAACCTTTGGGCTGCTATGTTTCAAGACGACAATGTAAAAGTTGTAACGGAGGCTGTAAGGGCTTATATTGCGACTGACACAAAAGGTTTTCCTCCAGTTATTGGTCAGATAAAGGAGAAAATTGCCATGATAATGCAGTCACAGACGCAAACAATGACGGAAATGGAAGCATGGCAAAAAGTAAAAGCAGCAATTAGTTATTATAATGCAGCGGAAAACTTTGAGAGGTTGCCTCCAATACTGCAAAAAATGGTTGGTAGTCCAAATGTGCTGAAAGAATGGTCACAGATGGATATTGAGACATTGAACACAGTTGTACAGAGCAACTTCATGAGGTCATACAAGGCAAAAGCATCGCAGGAAAGAGAATATGAGAAGTTGCCACAAAGCACAAAGCAGTTGATAGCGATGCTGGCTAACAATATGGACATGAAAGCGATAGGGAATAAGAGCGATGAATGAAACGAGGTTGATAATATGCGAGACAGAGAGTCGCAAGAACAGCAAGCACTCATTCGGTGGGCAGAAATGCAAAAGGCAACATATCCAGAGCTAGAGTTGCTGCACCATATACCGAACGGAGGATACAGGAACATAGCTACAGCAAAAAGGCTCAAGCGGGAAGGTGTCAAGGCAGGAGTGCCGGATTTGTGCTTGCCAGCGCCGAAAGGGAAATGGCATGGGCTGTATATAGAGATGAAGGCAGAGCGAGGGAAAGTATCGGGAAACCAAAAGTGGTGGATAGAGAAGCTACAGCAACAAGGCTATTATGTGACGGTATGTTATGGTTGGGAAGAAGCTAAGGAGACTATATTGAGGTATTTGAAAGGGGTGACATGATGCCGAGGATAGGCGAGTTTAAAAGGCGTAAGGCCCTTGAGATATTTGCAGAGTATGAGAAAAGAGACCATAACGTCAGCTATGAGGGTATGGTGACACTGCTGGCGGGAAAGTATCACTATAATAGGGACTACATAAGGAAATTAATTACACTTGGGAGGAAATTGAAACGGGAAGGGGAGAAAATGCAATGATACAAGATAGTGGAGAAAGAAGACAGTTCGATACAGGAGCAGTTAGGGACGCAAGACCTGGAGTTGGTAGGTGTGATTTATTACCACTGGGAATTATTGGAGAAGCATTAGAGGATGTGATATTAGAATATATCAATGCTTATATAGTTCAAGGGAATTTAGATCGGCTAAAAGTAGTTTTGGAAGAGTTTGCGGACGTCTATGAGGGAAGTTATGAAACCATGTTACTTGAGGTATCAAAGCACTACGAAGAAGGGTGCAAGAAGTACGGAGAAAGGAACTGGGAAAAAGGAATACCATTACACTGTTACATTGATTCAGCAGTACGTCATTACTTGAAATTCAAACGTGGAGATAAGGACGAATCACATGACAAGGCATTTGTGTGGAACATACTTGGAGCAATATGGACACACAAACACAAGCCAGAATTGATTGATTTGCCGTTTGTGGTAAATAAGGAGGGATAGATATGCAGAAAGCAGACCTCGAACGATACAGGCAACTTGAAAAAGAAATTGAGTTGCTCAAGGCAGAGATACAGGGGATATCGCCAGAGTTCATCACTGACAAAGTAACAGGTAGCCTTCCAGAGCATCCTTGGACCCAAACATCGTTCAAACTCGGTGGATACGACTATGGACAGTACTACGAGAAGGTCAAAAGACTTGAAGCAAAGTTGACAAAGAAGTTAGCCGAGTTGGTGGATGAGCGACAAAGGATTGAGGAATACATAGAGAACGTAGACAATGCAACAGTAAGAATTATATTGAGATTGAGGCACATAAACGGGTTGAAGTGGGAACAAATAGGACGTGAAATTGGATATACAGAAAGGCAATGCCGGAGGAAATATAAAGAATTTTTTGAGAAAAAATCAGTAAAATGACAGAAATTTAATAAAAATTGTGGTATTTGATGAAAGGAGAATATTTTATGTTAGGGAAAATTAAGGAAATAACCGAAGTATACAATTACAAAATACAGCGTGGCTATGAAAATATGGATGGTTACAAGGTTGAAACAGATGAGCATATCATCTATGTACTTATTGATAACGTACAATCTTGCTGTGAATCGTGGGGATACTTCGCGAGCGAAGACAATTTGAATCAATTCATCGGAGCAGAATTAATGGAAATTAATCTAACTGATACTGCCTTAAACAAAGAAAAAGTCGAAAAATCGGATTACTATGATGGTGACAGCGGAGGCATTCAGTTTGTTGATTTTGTTACTGACAAGGGGATATTCCAATTAGCCGTTTACAACGCACACAATGGTTATTACGGTCATGAAATTTTGGTTACATTAGACAATGATATTATTTTGGACGAAACTCTTTAGGTAAATCCACATACCCAAATATATTAGGCTGTCCAGCAGGAAAAATAGAATTCTGTCCTAGATGTGGCAACTGAAAATGACGAAGAGAAACAAAAGATGTCCGACAATGTCCGTTTTAAAAGTGTTATAATGATAGTGTGAAAGGCTGTCTATCAACAAATTAATATTCCCCTAACTTACCTCCAATCTGGAGGTATTTTTTTATTATTTGTGTTATGACATAGATTATTCAATGAAATGGTTGTTTGCATCAATGATTTCACTACACATTATGAATATGGCGGGGTGATAATATGGCACAAGACTGGGCAAAGCCTTTTTACAATAGCAAGAAATGGATTAAATGCAGAGAGTTGTACAAACAGGAGAAAAACGGGCTATGCGAAAGGTGTTTGAAGAAAGGTAAATACAATGCAGGAGAAGAAGTACATCACAAAATATGGTTGACACCGCAGAACATCAATGATCCGAATATAACATTATCATTTGAAAATTTGGAACTTCTTTGTTCATCATGTCATGCATATGAACACGTGGGGAAGTTTAATCCTGTAAGAGAAGGACTAATGTTCAACGAGAAAGGGGAGATAGTTAAGTGTGATGTATAGCCCCCCCTATTTTTTTTGAGAAAGTGTTGAAAGAATAC